GCGGAGTCTTGCCCAGCCGTCGGACAGGAACTGGCCGATTTTACCGGGTGCTTCCTTCAACCAGTCGATCGCCGTCTGGAATTTCTGCGAAATCGTCTGCTTGATTGTATTCCAGGCGTTACCGGCCTCTGTCTGGATTTTCTTCCATCCATCGCTGAAAAACTGACCGACCTTCGTCGGCACGTCTTTCAGCCAGTCAACAATGGCCTGGCCTTTTTCCTGCAACCAGCTGACGATTCCGTCCCAAATCTCCGATGTTTTACTGCTGACATCATTCCACAGATCGGAGAAGAACGGCCCGACGGTGTCGGTGAACCACGAGGAAAGCGCATCCCAACCCTCGGTCAGTTCACTAGGGTCGGGCAGGAAATTCACCGCCATCTGCCCGAGCTGCTCACCAACCCACGAGATGGCGTTATCCCAGTTACGTTTCCACTGCTCAACCCGAGTGGATGTGGCGGTCTCGAGCGTGTCGTTCGCCTGTTTGACCGCGTTTTCAAAATTCCCGATGCTCTTAGCGGCCGAATCCAAATCGAGCGCGCTCAGCGCCTGAGCCATATCCTCGGATTTCGTGCCGAACAGCTCAACCGCGAGCTGGGAGCGTCTCGCCGGATCCTCAACCTTATGAAGCCGGTCCAAAATCGTATCAAGGGCCTCCCGGGCCTTCGGACCGCCCTTAGAAAACGCCTGCGCCATTTTCTCGGCATCCAGGCCGAGCTCTTTCAGCGCGTCCTTCGCGGACAGGTCCTTTACACGAATGTCGATCTCTTTCAGACCGTCGGCTACCTGGTCCGAATTCCAGGCGCCGGCCTTAAGGCCCTGGTTCAGCAGGCCGAGCGCATCCTCGGCGGACAGGCCCAGGTCACGGAAATGCGTGCTGTATTCGGCGAAGGTGTCGGCCAGATCCTCGCCCCGGTTCACACCTTCCTGCTGGCCACGCAGCAGAACGTTGAAGGCGTCCTCGGCGCTAGGGGAAAGGTCATTCCTCAGCATGGACGAGACCGCGGCAATGGTCCGCCCGACATCCTCGTCCATGGCCTTGGACACGGTCAGCGCCTGCTGCGTCATCGCACCAAGCGCATCATCGCTCGCGTCACGAGCACCGTCGATATTCTGAACGATCCGGGCGAGCGCCTGAGATACTTCCTCGAGTGATTCTCCGTATCCCTTTGCGTATGCTTCGCCGGCGATACGGCCCAGCCGCTCCGACTCCTCACCGAACGCGCCGACCTGAATCGACAAATTGGTGAGGATCTGTTCCCGCTCGAGCCCCTTTTCAATCGCGTCAGCGAGAATGCCGGCGATCGCGGCGCCGGCNGCNGCCCAGGGNGCGGCNTTGAGGGCGCCGATGAGGGATCCGCCGACACTCCCCATGCCGCTACGGCCGCCCGCCTCGACACCCTGGGCNGCGTCCTCGCCGGCCTTCCGGCCCGCCTCACGCGCACCGGACATGCCGGACTCGAGCCCATCCACCATCGCCCGGCCCGCCGACCGGCCCGCCGACCGCAGATCAGAATCAACGTCAACGGACCCCAGTTCAGCCTCGATGGCGGAGGCGGCGCCGGACGCGCCAGAGCGAGCGGCGGACTCCATCTCGCCCATCGCCGTCCTGACACCACCGGTGAGCCGATCCAGCTCGGCCAAGGCACGATTCGGATCAACACCGTTTGCGATGTCGTCCGCAATCGCGCGGAACGCCGCCTCAATCGTCTGCTCGATATCGGCGGTGGTGCTGGTGGTTGTGGTTTGCAGGCGCCCCAAATCCCGGCCCGCCGCCTGAATCCCGCTCGAAAAACCGCGGTCACTCAGGCTGATGAACCCGGTGAGCTCGCCAATGGTGAGCGCCACAAAACCACCCCCTAGAGATTGGCGAGGAGTGCACGGGCCNGCTCACCCGTGACCAACTCAGGCTCATTGCGTGTCACGAGCCGGTACAGCGAGTTTGGGGACAGGCCATATAGCAGGGTGAGGAATTGCCGCCACGTCAGGTCTGCGATTTGCGGCGGTGTGAGGCCGTACTCGCGTCGGAAATCTGCCTCGATGAGGAGCCAGTGTTTGCGGATTCGCCGCTGTTCGGGGTCGAGCTCGTCGTCGTCGCGGCTTTTCCCTCGTCCTCCCGCACGGCCTTATACGCCTCACGGAACGACATGGGCCGGCCGTTTGCGTTGGCCACGGCCCACCGCAGCACGACCCGGAACTCGCGGCTTTTCATCCCGTTTTCGACCCACTGGTCGAAAACGTCCTGACCGAAAAGATCGACAAGTAGACTCCGGATATCGTCATCGGACGAGGAGTTTTTTAGTTGTTCGACCTTTCGGGTGAACCGCAGCGTCAGGTCGTGCGGGACAGGAACGCGGACGCCGCGAATGACGGTGGTTGCCGCCCGCCCCCGCTCGGCGGCCTCCTGACGCTCGACCTCAGCCCAAAAATCGTCCCACGACTCGTACGACTCGCTCTCCTCGAGGGGAATTGGCTCGGGTGCGGTGGTCATGTCAGCTGCTCACCGCCTCGGTGGTCGAGGCGCCGGAGCGGACGATGGTGCACGACCAGCTCGTCAGGTCGTTGTTGCCGCCGCCCTGCTCACCCACGCTGAAGGTGGCCTCGGGCCAGATCTTCCACTCGGCGTCCGCCGGGTGGCGGAAGCGGACGAGCCGAGCGAGGCGACGCCGGTCTCGGTGGCGAGCTCCTCGCACCGCTCCTGGCCGGGGTCGAGGTCGCCGGTGTCGGGATCCTGGAGCTTGAAGCCCTCCAGGGTGATCGAGGCGCCGCGCTGCATGACGAGCTGCTCGTAGTGGCCGTCCGACCCGAAAGTCGTCGCGTCGACGACTTCCTCGTTTTCGGCGGGATTGATGGTGGCGGTGGTCAGGCCCTTGATGTCCACCCACGTTCCGGGGGTCTCCCCATCGTGCACCTGCACAATAATGTCCCTGGCCGGGATCTTCTTGACGGCCATCATTCACTCCTGTTCGGTGTCGACCGGGAAATTTCGGCTCGGAAATTCACAACGTATTCGTGCCGGCCGTTTTGGTCACGGCCGATATAGACAGGCCCGGACTGGATGCCGACGGCGAGGGCGAGCCACGTTCCGCCGGCAAGCTCCCGGTTTTCCAGGCCGTGCAGGGCGTCATAAACGTTTTGGGCGTCCTGTTCGGCCTGCCGGGCGTCGACGGCCGAGCCGCGGCACCGGATCTGAATATTGATCTCGTCGTATGGCAGACGGCTGTCCGCTTCGCCTGCGCCGTACCGTGCGACCGCCATACACCGGTCGGGACTGGTGGGAAGCGCGGCGAGAAATATNGTTCCGCCCGCCGTGTTCGGGGTGTAGGTGCCGACGCCGAGATCATGCAAGAGCTGAGCGATTTCCTCTAGTAGCGTCATCTCAGGCTCCTGCGGATCTCGGCGGCGATAATGTCGGCCATCCGGCGCCGCTCGCCATTCATCGGGTCTTCAAGGTATTTGGCCTGGCGTCCCTCGTCGTGCCGCCACGTCAGCTCCTCATGCTGCCGGACGGCGTACGGGGTGTCGTAGGAGACGGCCGCGCGCAAATCGCGCTCGTCGACTGATGCGACACCTGAGCGTTCCAGGGTGCCCTCCTCGATCGGCACGAGCTGCCTGGATACCTCGAGGAGGTGTTCGGCGGCGAGGCGGAGGCCGCGGGCGGCGCCGGCGCGCTCGGCTCGGCTGACCTGGTTGGTGTTGAGGCGGAGCTGGGCTCGCTGCGGCATCGGCACCACCCCTTGCGTGCTAGGTGAGNGCNNCCTCGANNTGGTCNGGNGTCGGCAGNCCNCCNCCGTCTCGCACCGAGGTGGTGATGACGGTCGAGACGGCACCGGATGGGAGGGTGACGCGGCTGCCGGGCGGGCAGACGGTGCCCGGCGGCAAATAGACGGTGGTCTCGGAGACGACCTCCGAGCCGGACGCACTCCTGACGAGGCGGCGACGCTGGTCAACGAATGCCCGCGCCTCGACCGGAGGGCNGTACAGCGGGCCGAACGGGCCCTCGCCCTCGAGCACCTCGATCGTCACCTGGTGGCGTAGCAGGAATGCCGGGATGGCGCCCATTTAGATCACCTGTGGTGCGTGTCCGAGCAACCCGGCCTGGGAGAGGATCTGGTAGGCCTGGGGGGCGAGGGGGCGGGCGGCGCCCGAGCCTCCACCGCCCGCCCCGGTCTGAGCACGCCCCAGCGAGACCGACCCGATCGAGACGTTGGCGTATTCGGCGGTCGCCCCGCTGCCGTCCTCGCCGGTGGCCACCCAGTAGGCGGCCTGCTCGATCGTNGCGTCGCGTAGCGCCGCGGCGACCGCGGGGTCGGCCGGCATGCCGTCGTCGTCGACGGCGTACACGGCCGACAGAAGTGCCTCGTCGATGAGCCTCGTCGCCCGCGCAAGCAGCAGATCAATACCCGGCTGGGGCGCGACACCCAGGTAAGCCGCATAGTCCTGCGT